GATATGTTCCGATCAACCCTTGCGATGTATATGGACGGGCTGCCAAATGAATTTAAGCGACCACTTGTCACACATAACCGGAGTCAGCTTACCCTCAAAAATAGGTCGAGATTTGCGTATCAAGTTGCAGGTACACGAAAAAACACCAAGTTGGGCAAAGGCAAGGCTCTCACATTCCTGCATGCTACAGAGTGCTCTGAATACGGAGATGAGGAAGGACTCGCTTCACTAGAGGCGTCGCTTGCCGAGCAAAATCCAAACCGGCTCTTTGTGTGGGAAACCACGGCGCAGGGGTATAACGCCTTCTTCGATATGTGGGAGGATGCTAAAGCCAGCCGCGTCAAGAAAGCGATCTTTATCGGCTGGTGGCGCAATCAGTTCTACCGCAAGAAAAAAGGCAGCATCGAGTACCAAGTGTATTGGGATGGCCGGCTGCAACCCGAAGAAAAGAAATGGGTGCGCGAGGTCAAGCAGCTCTACGACTTCGACGTGGATGACGAGCAGATCGCCTGGTGGCGTTGGGCGATGGCCGAGAAGTCGCGGGACGAAACCCTACACATGCAGAATTACCCGCCGACCGAGGACTATGCTTTCGTCTTGTCGGGCAGCCAGTTCTTCAACGCGGCGCGGATTAACGACGAATACAAGCGAGCGTCGAAGTTCGATTTCCACAATTACCGTTTTGTCTTGCGAGAGGCTTTCGAGGATACGGACATTTTGGAGTGCGGCGAAAAGAATGGAAACCTCAAAATATGGGAATTCCCCAAGTCACAAGGCCACTACGTCATCGGTGCCGATCCAGCCTACGGCTCCTCCGATTGGGCCGATAGGTTCTGCGTGTCGGTATGGCGATGTTACGCCGACGGCATGGAGCAAGTGGCCGAGTTTTGTACGCCAGACTGCTCCACGTTCCAGTTTGCTTGGGTGATGATCTATCTGGCGGCCAGCTACTTGAATGGCGGCGGGTCTGTCATGCTTAACTTGGAAATTAACGGCCCGGGTCAAGCCGTTTGGCAAGAAATCCAAAACTTGAAACGCACCGCCGTCAATCAGCCCGGAGAGGGCGGGGCTCGACTGTATTCGGTAATCGCGAACATTCAGAATTACCTGTACAAGCGATTGGACAGTATGGGTGCGCCGTCGGCCTATCATTGGAAAACGACCGGCGACACCAAAGAGCGCATGTTCAACTTAATCAAAGATTGCTTTGAGCGCGGAATTTCGTTGGTTAAGTCACGCGAGATGATTGACGAAATGAAGAACGTCATTCGGGATGACGGGATGCTCGGCGCGCCGGGTAGAGGCAAGGACGATAGGGTTGTGGCTGCCGCATTGGCCCATGTGGCGTGGGCAGACTTTGTCCGTATGCGAATGGTTCAGCAGGGCATGACGCGCCAGCAGGGGCATGCGCGTGACGCGCAGGGCGAGAACAAGGACGCGAACAGTGTGGCCGGATTCCTCAAGAGTCTTGGGATTGCGGCGTAACGATGGCGCACGACAACACAGACTTCGTTGTTGGCGAGCTGCTCAAATTCTATCGAATGTATGAGCGCGATCCGATCTATCAGCGGAAGGTTTTGGAGGGCTGGCAGCAAGAGGCCAAGACAGGCCGCAGTTACCGCAAAGCCTACGACCAGGCATACCGGCAGATCATGATGGAGAAGTCGCGTTGAGCGATCAGCCCAATCACCTCACCATGCCGGTCGAGGAAATTCGCACCAGAACGATTGCGGCGCTCAAGATTTTTCCAAAAATACAAATCGCAAAGCTGATGAAAGTGCGGTCGCACGATCTGACGTTGTTCGTTCAAGCGAGGCCGCAGGACGCAGGCCGCAGATTCGGGCCGCTACAGTTGAAGCGCCTTGCAAAAATCTGCCTGCAAATCGAAACCGGAGAGCTGCGGCACAACGGCAAGATGGTTGGGCGCGGCAGCAAAATTTGGATTGATAAGCCGATCCGGCCGGCGCTTCCGGTGCACCGCGTTATTTTTGGGCGAGCCGGAACGCATCCCAAGATTGTGCAAGGCGAAGCGCCGGTCAAGGAAACCATGCCTTCATTCGACAAGCTGTTTTCCAGCAAACCGACCATCGTATTGCCGAAATTGTCCTTTAAGCGTTAAATACACACACTCAGGAGGCGTAAATGGCCGTTCTTCACGACTACAATTGCATGGCGCATGGTGTTTTTGAGAGCATGACGGGTAATTGCCCGCATGGTTGCGGCAAATCTATGGTCGAAATCACCTACATTCAGCCTGCCGGACTGACCTCTTTTCGCACCAAAAACATCGACAAAACCCTCGGAAACCTCGCTTCTGACTTCAAATTGACCGACATGAACAATCAAAACGGCACTTCGGCGGTTGTTCGTCCAAATTCAAAGGCCGTGGCGGCGCAAAATCAATTGATGGGAAAGTTGGGCGATACGCGAAATGCGTGGGGTCAGGTTCCGCAGGGCACTTCGGGCATCAATCAAGCGCTCGCGTCATCAAAGGCAATCCCGGACAACGCATTGCAGTCCATTCGACCGGCGCTTCAACAACCAAAGCCAATGGTGGTGGGTCGCCATGACGGCGAGATTAAGGCGTAAGCAATGAAAATCCCAAAAGACATGCAGCAGCGCGATATGTTCTACCAAGAGCTGATCGACAAGTGCACAAAATCCCAGGACGACCGCCGGATTGACTACGGCAGCAATCGGCATTTCTTCCTGTTCGGTCGCGGGCCGGACGAGCCGGAAACGCCATACAACAAAATCTTTCCGCACATCGACATGCTGACTGCGTTTCTGTTTGCGTCCGAGACAACAAAATTCACGACGCATTTAGGGCCGCACATTCCAGGCCACGAATACCTGCGCCTCAATGCAATCAACCGCGCCGTCAACGACCAGTGGCTCATGTCAAACGGTGACCAGACTTTTGGGCAAGGCTTGATCTGGTCGCTGGTCTACAACACGATGATCTTTAAAATTATCGTTCGCGCCAACGAAAAAGGTTTGCAGGGAATTGATCCGTTCATTATTGACCCGGGCTCGTTCGGCGTATTGCGGGAGGATATTCCTTACTTGGATCGCCAAGAGGCAATGTGCCATTCCTACTACACAACCAAGTCGCAGCTGGAAGTGGATTTGGCAAAGCATCCGCAGCGCGAGCAAATTCTTGCCAACCTTGACGCATTTCCGCGCACCAACAAAGAGTCCGATCCGACCGGTGTTGATCGCATCATATTGTCCGCATCTACGCCGACGATGCAAGGTAACGCGCAAGTTCCTCTCAACGCGAATGTTGACTACATGCCGAGAGTCGCGGAGGACTTGGTTGAGATGCAGGAACTTTGGGTGTGGGATACTGATGGCGGCGATTACCGCGTCGTAACAAGAGCCTCAAACTCGGTCACGATTTACGACCGAATGAATTTCTTTATCAAGGGCGAGGTGCCGTTTGTTCAGATTTGCCCGAATCCGATGTACTCGTACTTTTGGGGCATGTCAGAAGTCAGCGGCTTGGTGGGCTTGCAAAAGTGGCGCAATCAGCGCGTTTTGCAGGTCAAGGAATTGCTCGATCTGAATGTTGATCCCCCAACATCGTTGACCGGCTGGATGGGCTTGGTTGACGAAAAGAATTTTGCATTGAATCGTCCAGGCGGTTTGCTCGTCACGGATTCCATGCAAGGCAAAGTGGATCGCCATAAGCCGGACATTCCCCCCGATCTTTTTGCCGTCATCCACGAAATTGACGCGATGTTCTCGGAGCGCAGCGGCCTGCAAAACATTATGATGGGCAAAGGCGAGTCCGGAGTTCGCTCTGGCCGGCAGACCTCTGAGCTGGCGCGGCTTGGATCGGCTCGAATCAAGAAGCGGGCGCTGGTGGTTGAAGATGCTTTGGAAAAAATCGCTACGCTTTATCTCAAGGTCATGCAAAAACACGACACCAACGACTTGAAAGACGCAAAGGGTAATCCGTTTATTCCCTCGCAATTCACGTCAGATTACGTCGTGAAAGTGGATTCGCACAGCAATTCCCCGCTGTTCTCGGAAGATCACAAACAGTTGGCTGCCGAGCTGCTGGAGGCTCACGCAATCGACCGCGAATCGTTCATTGAAATGATTGACCCGCCGATGAAAGACCTATTGCTGCGGAAACTAAAGCTGATGGAGGCTGCGGAGCAAAAGGCGAAGCAGGCTGAGGCTCAATCGGAGGCGGCGGGCAATGCTGCAAAATAAATTTGAAATTGGCAAAAGATTGGTGTAAAAATTCGCACAGGGTATGGCTGTGTTCCCTTTAAAACGTGGCCGCTTCGACTAAGGAGATGATTATGGCCCGCCGTTCGCGCCGCGCTAAACGCGCTTCCAAGAAGTAATCGGATTCGTCCGATGGTTGGGTGCGTCAGCGCCCATTCTCAATCCAAGCCCAGGAGAAGATTATGGCCCGCAAACACATGCGCGCAAAGCGTAAAAGCAAGCGGTAATACCGCCCTCGATGCCCGTCAGCATCGAACATTATTTGACTTTGCTGAAAAACACGTTTTTAATACAAGCTGTTTATCAGTAAAGTAAGCAATTACTGACGGAGAATCTAATGGCACTCGGATACTTGCAACAGCGTCAAAAAGTCGGCAACCAAACCGAAGATAACTTCGTCGCCGGCATTGGCGTCAACGGTCAGCTTAACGTGGCTGGCGGGCAGCTTATCTGCTCAAATATCCCCATCGGTTCCGTCGCGCTTGCTAGCATTGGCACCAATACGACCGATATCGTCCAGTTGTGGACAACCGATATTTTGGTTCCCTACAACCGGATCGTGAAAAACATCAGCATCCTGTCGGGCGGCACCGCCACGACGGACAATTGGCTTGCCGCGATTTACGACTCATACGGTCGCTTGATTGCCTCAACCGCTCTGGCCGGTCAGTTGCTCGCCACCGCGAACACTTGGCAGACCCAACCGCTGGCGCTGGTCTATCCGGCAAGCGGCCTGACCGCGTCAACCGCCGGCCTGTCAGCAACGCAGGTTCAGCTCTACGGCCCGCAACAGTATTTCATTGCGGTTCAGGGTAGCGGCACAACCGCAGGCGCTTTGCAGACCGTTCCGGCCCCGTATCAGATTTGCGCTTCCGCGATCACGGCGGCAACTTTCGGAACGATTCCGGCCACGATTACGCCGCCGACTACATTTACGGCAGCCAAAGCCCCAATTGTTTACTTGAGCTAAGACTGATATGGCACAAGACATGGGAAATGCTTTGCAGGTGTCGATAGGCTCAAGCCTGCCGACCTACAAGGCCGTCCTGTTTGATGTTGTGCCCTACACTGCCGCCAGCGATGTTTTAAATATCAGCTTGGCGTCAACGGCAACCGTGGCGCTGCGGGTGACGCGGTGCTATGTGTCGTACGACGCAACCGCCAGCTCGACCTCGGACGCCTATCTTATTCGGCGCATCACAGCCAATGTGGGCGGCACTCCAACAACTTTCTCGACCACGCAAGCGTCATTTTTGTCTGGATTTGGGGTTGTCACGCAGTCCGATACGGCTGACGCGGCCACGGCAGCGACGGTTGTTGGCTATACCGCAGCTCCTTCTACGCTCGGAACCGGTCAAATTATTGATGGCGCACACATCACCATTCCGGCGGCGGCAACTCCGTCAGTCTCGGTTTCGTTTTTTGAATTGACCTTCACGACTCGCGGCAGCAAGCCGCCGATCATCCGTCCAGGCCAATCGATTTCATTGTCTTTGGGGGCCAATACGGTTCCTTCCGGCGCATCTCTTTACGCCTCGATTGAGTGGGTGGAAGTGCCGCTCACGTCGGTATTCTAGGAAAAAACATGCCAGCTATTGACCCTAAACTTGCGGCCCTTATGGGCAAATCCGGCCCGCCGACCCCTCTCCCTCCGGGCGGGCCGGATGCGAGTCCTGCCGGCGGTGGCGGGATGGCTCCGGTGAGCGCCCCTATGTCTGGCCCGCAAGAAAACGCCGGAGAAAAACAACAGGCGATGCTCAAGGTTCAGCAGGCAATGGATTTGCTCGAACAGGCGTTGCCCGATTTTGGCAGCGAATCCGAGGAAGGCGGCGAGATTCTCAAGACGCTCGGCACCCTCGGTAAGAAATTTGGCGGCGCAAACCGCGCCCGAAGCAACGAATTGATGCCCGCAGAGTTGATGAATTTGCTGTCGAGCCTTCCGCAAGGTCAGGGTGGGATGAAGCCCATGCCCCCAAGCGGAGCACCCGGCGGCGCACCGCCCGGAGGCGCGGCACCAATGCCCCCGATGCCCCCAATGGCTTAACAGGAGAAAACCATGTCCGACTATACCGGCGTTTTTGCCCCCAAATCTTTTTCAATCCGCGACCCGCTCGACAAGAAGCGCCAGCATGGCCGCATCGTCAACCCGCCGCGCCTGAACCAAATGGGCGGTCTGGATCAGCTCAAAGAGCCGAATGGCCCGTACAAGAACGAAATGACGCTGCAAAAGCCCGGCGGCACGACTTCGGGCGTTCGTAAATAATTTTTCGATCAACAGTGTGATTGCTTACTCTTAACCGTCAGGGGAAAACATCATGGCCGTATCACTAGAAGGAATGACGCCAGAAGCGATAGCCGATTTGGCCGCGCTGGCAAAAGGTTTGACCGACAACCCGAAAACTCGCGGCATGATGCTGCAAGCGATGAAGGTTGCCGACCCAAATCTTTCAATACCCGAACTGGATATTCCAAACCGAATTTCCAGCTCGGTCAAACCTTATGTGGACAAGATCGAAAGACTTGAACGTGAAGGGCAAGAGCGATCGATGCGCGATATGGTCAGAGAGCGCCGCGAGAATCTTGTCAAGAACAAGGGGCTGAGTGCTTCTGATGTTGCAGAAGTGGAAAAACTTATGGTTGAAAAAGGTATCAATAACCACGATACCGCTGCCGAGTTTTTCATTTCGCAGCGCAATTCAGCGCCACCGACACCAAGCAGTTTTTCGCAACCCGCACTACCAAGACCCGATCTTAAAACGATGGGCTTGAACATCAACCAATGGTCACGCAATGAGGCTACCAATGCCATTGCAGACCTTATCAAGAATCGCGGTAGGGCCGCGTAACAGGAGAACACCATGTCAGTACTTGGCACAGGCATCATCCCTTCGGGGAGCATCGCAAACGAGCTGACGGCAGTTACCCGCCGCGCTTTCATTCCGAAACTGGTTGTGCAGTTATACAACTCGACGCCGCTTTTGGCCGCGCTGATTGCGAACTCACAAACCGCATCGGGCGGTGTATCGTCTGTGTCGGTTCCTGTGCAGGGCGCTTCATTCGTGTCCGGCCAGTGGTCAGACTATTCGGGCGGGTTCGCGCAGCCCTCCTCGCAGCAAGGTGCCTTCCTCGCGGAATTTAACCTGAAGCTGTTTATTACCCCGATCCCGTTCCTCGGTATGGAAGGCGCGGTGCAGCTTGACTACGCAATCATCCCGCTGATCGAGGCTCGCATGAACGACGCGACGAACGTCACTTGCGACGTGATGGCGACCGCGCTCTACAACAACACGACCAATCAGCAAGCGTTTATCGGCCTTCCGGGCGCGATTGACGACGGCACCAACCTGACGACCTACGGCAACATCAATCGCACCTCGTCACCGTATTGGAAATCGAAGGTTTATGCCGCCGGCTCAGTCAACCCGACCCGTCAAAACGTGCTGCAATACATCAGCGGAACCGTGAAAAACGGCGCAGAGGTTCCGACCTTTGGCGTGTGCGGCTTCGGCACCTGGACTTTG